CCTTTAGTGGATATGGCACTGATCAAGATATGACCTACCCATTTCCATCAATTATACAAAGAGCGATATTAGGCTCAAATCCATTTGACATCTGGGGGCGTGCGACTACTACAAGAGATTTTATACATATTGATGATGTTGTAGATGCGGTTATCACAATGGTGCAAAACAATTGCAATCAAACAGTTAATCTTTGTACAGGTAGAGCCACTACTTTTCTTGAGCTCGCTCAAATGGCTTTGAAGACTTTAGGTATAGACAAGATGCCTAAGTTTAATATTTTGTCCGATAAACCGGCAGGCGTGGCCTACAGGGTAGGCAATCCGACAATGATGAGTGATTACTACACACCAAAAATTAGTTTGGAAGAGGGCGTGCACCGGGCAATATCTGGCATTTTGTGATTTACACTTAAGCCATGGCAACCAAACGCAAACCAAAAAAGAAAATAGCTAAAAGACGAAGGACTACTAAAGAGCCTGTTCTTACTAAGCTTGATTATTGGGCTATTGCAGCTAATGAGGTTTATATGGCTTGCCGTAAAGCTAACATGGATGAAGGCACAGCTCTGGCTTTCGCAATGGATAGGTCAAGTTATCCGGACTGGATTGTGGACACAAAGGATCCTATAAAAAATCCACTTGATGATTTTGATGAGGATGAAGATTAAGCGAGACAAGTCAGTCAATGCACGCTATCTGATCTGTTCAGATCTGCAGGTGCCATTTCAATTTAATGCTGCGATTGTCAATCTAAAAAAGTTAGTCAAAGCTTTTAAATTTGATTTAGTTTTAAATGTAGGTGATGAGCTTGACCTAAATACAATCTCAAAGTACAGCCAAGGCAGAGCTGAGTCTTTTCAACAAACTCTCAATGCTGACCGGGATCTATGTAAAGACATCCTGTATGACTTAAAGACAGATGTAGTCTCAAGATCAAATCATGCCGATAGATTATTTCAAGCTGTGAGTCAGGTGCCTGGATTGATGGCCTTACCAGAGCTGCAGTATGAGAAATTTATGGGCTTTGATGACCTAGGCATTTATTACGCCAAAAAGCCTTATGAGATACCTGGCACTGACTTTGTGTTGTGTCATGGGGATGAAGGCAACCTGTCCAAGATTGGCGGCTCCAGTGCGCTTAACATAGCAAAAACCTGGGGGCGTAGCGTAATTTCGGGGCACTCGCACAGAATGGGCTATACATGCCACTCAGAGGCCTTTGGTGGCCGATTACAGAGGGTTTTAGTAGGGATTGAGGTAGGACATACCTGTGACATGAAAAAGATGTCTTACCTGGCAAAGCGCAATTATTACGCTAATTGGCAGGCTGGGGCTGTAATCATGACTGTCAAGCGTGGCAATCCTAGCTTTGAGATGATCCGCTTCGACACAGACGGCAGCTTTACAGCTCTAGGTAAAGCCTTTGGTTAATTGCTTTTGTCAGTGGGACATGCTTTAATTGCTTTTGTAAATCCATTTGAAGGGATGGGAATATGAACGCTACAGCTTATGCACAAAAAGGTTGGTTTGTTTTACCACTGAAAAAACAATCTAAAGAGCCTGCAAGATTTTTGCGACATGGTTATTTAGATGCAACATTAGATCAAGCCAAGATTGATGAATGGTTTGCAGATCAAGAGCTAAACATTGGTTTAGGTATTTCTCAATCAAGTTTAGTTGTATTGGATTTTGATGCACGCAACGCAGGCAGAAATCCTAAATGGCTTGAGTTACTTGACAGATGTTTTAGTTGCAACACACATGTAGTAGGCACACATGATGGTTACCACATTTACTTTCATGTAGAAAAGCCTGCACAATTTAAAGGCAAAATAATCTCTGGCATTGATGTCAAACATAAAGGTTATGTTGTACTACCACCATCAATACATCCAACCGGTACTGCATACAGATTAGTAAATGATGTAGCACCTGTTGATTTACCAGATGATCTAAGAGAATTGATGACATGGTAATTGTTAAATATGACAAAGAGAGTGGAGCGTATGTTGATAGCAAACGCTCACACTTTGTAAAAGCTTCTCTTATCCGGGCATACGCTCATAAATCAATGGGCGCATCTCAGATCAGAGGCAGGCTCTCAGCTGCAATGGTTGAGGGTTATTGGTTAGACAAGTTCAAGGAAGCGGTGAAATATGAGCTATGAAATATATGGATGGATGGTTACAGCGTGCTTGCTTCTCCTAGGCACATTGTTAATAACTCTTACCTGGATTGTTGGGGTAGAGAATGGTTATGACAAAGGATTTAAAAAAGGTTATAGCCGGGGTGAAACAGATGCCAGGCAAAACTGGGATAAAAGAAAACATCAATTGACTGTTGATAATGATTACCTAATGGGCAAGGTAGTCAGTCTATTTGATAGGGAAAACAGATGATAGATCTAACTCAATATGAAGATGCAGCCACACTAAACAGATGGTTTATCAATAACTATCCATTAGGCAGAATTGATTTAGCAATAGCTGAGATCAATCTTGATAAAGGCATTGTTATTTTTAAAGGTAGTGTCTATAGAGATATAAATGATGCTGCTCCGGCTGTAAGCAATTATGCAAAAGGTGAGAGGGATGACTACCCGGCACACATGCGTAAGTGGTACTTAGAGGATACAGCTACAAGCTGTATTGCTAGATGCCTTACATTGCTAAAAGGGTCAAACAAGACTGCGCCTAAAGAGTCAATGATGCGTGCAACCTCATGGTCTGTAGAGCCAAAGATTGCATTGGATGAAGCCTTAAGATCTGACACCACTGTGGTACCAGAGATTGTAATGCGTGAGGTAGGTACCTTGCCTGAACAAGTGTGTGAGGATGGCACTCGCATGAGATTTAAAGAAGGCATCTCTAAAACTACACAAAAACCTTTCAAGGGTTATGTCTGTGAATGTGGTAGAGGGTGCCCGGCTAAATGGGCATCATTGTCAGCTAATGGCACCTGGTACTTTAAAGAGGCAGTTAGTGGGTGACATGGAGATGATTGACAAGCATGGGGTCAAAGCCACCTTTACAGACAGAGGTGTTGAAATCGACATAGTAAGAGCTAATGAGCGTTGCATCCTTTGTAATGATCCAAGACTTTTGCATGAAGGCATGACAAAGCTTTGTTTCTCTTGTGGGTGTAGGCAATGAGCTTTGATTACCATAAGGCCATGGCTGAGGGTCATGGCTACAATCATTATGTTGCAGATCTATTGCGGCAGTATGGGGTGCCAAAGGTTGATGTACCGGCCTTTAGCATCGCCACAACACATGATGCAATAAAAGACAAAACAGAAAATGAGAAGGACATCATTGTTAATGGCTTGGTACTTGAGGTTAAAAGTAGAGCTCTAACCTTTAGGGATCAGGATGACTTCCCACATTCTTTGGTCTTAGTAGATACTGTCTATGGTTTTGATCAAAAGATCTTAAAACCTTTTGCTTATGTGTACATGAGTCAGGTTACAAAAGGTGTCTTTGCAATACCGGTATCAACTAGACAATTCTGGACAATTGCCACAATTTATGACAGCGCAAGGCAGATTGAGGTTGAGTGTTACTTTGTTACTAAGCGACACTGCAGGCCATTCTTAGAGCTTGTAGATGTACTATTAGAGCGAGCTGCACAAGAGGCAGAGCCTACCTGTGAGTGAACCAATTAGATGTACCAAGTGCGGCCAATGGGTTATGCCGGATCAATTGTGTTTGACATGCCGCATAGCTGAAAAGGCTCAACACGCACTTTACTAATGATTTGCAAAGGATGATTACCTATGTTAAATTTCAATCGCTTTGTGGGGGCTTACACTGAAACTCAGTCATACCGAGTGTCACTGTCCAACCGATATAAAAAATTTTTTATATGGGGGTGGGGGGGCTTTCCTAAAAATCTAGTCACCCAAGTGTCAATATTTGTAATGATAACTGCACTTAATATAAATCCTGTAAATGCTCTTGAAAATCGTAGAACATATCAAATGGAATATTTTAAACAGTTAGATCAAAGTCCAGATCAATACAGCTGCCTCACATCATTAGTCACAATGGAAAATAGCCGGTGGGATATTCGGGCAAAGAATGGATCTCATTATGGATTACCACAAGGCCGGTCTGTCTATTTAGCTACAGCTACTTATCGCCAACAAATTACATGGCACATTAAATACCTTAAAAACAGGTATGGGACTGATAGATTTGGTGTAGCAAACGCCTGTGGGGCATGGTCTCATTGGCTAATGAAGGGATGGCATTGATGGCTGAAAATACTGATATTGATTGGGCACATCAAAACAAGCTGCGTGAGCAATGGCTACTTGATAATCCAGATGCACAATACATAGGCTGGATGTCTATATGAAAGACACAGAGAAAATTACAATTGGTATCTGCTCACCGGGTTATGTAGTCACAGACTTTCTTACAAGCTTGTTAGATGTAGCGAGATCACAAAAGCAATTGGGTCAATTTATATCATTACAAGGATCAGGTGTTATCAGTCGCTTACGCAATCAAGTAGTTGCAACCTTTATGGAGAAAACCACAGATGATTGGCTGTTACAAATAGACACTGATCAACGCTTTACTATTCCAGATTTTAAGAAGCTCGTAGCAGCCGCAGATGCTAAGATCAGGCCTATTGTGTCAGGTGTTGTACATGGTGGTTGGGATGTAGGCAAGCCATACCTAGAGCCAGTGCCTTGCATCTTCAAGATAGGTAAAGACAGTGGCTTATATGCGTTACATGATTATGAACCTGATAGCATTGTTGAGGTTGATGCAGCTGGGACAGGAGCAA